GCAAGAAGGCTATCGTCTTTGCCAGCAACATCGCATCGAGCAAGGAGGTCTGCGAGGCTTTGCAGAGTGCAGGGTTCAACGCCCGGCACGTTGACGGAGAGATGCCAAAGTCCTTGCGAGCCGAAACCCTTGCGTGGTTCAAGCAGTCCACCAATGGGATCCTTTGCAACTGCGACCTGATGACCACGGGCTTTGATGAACCAAGCATCGAGGTCGTCATCCTCTACCGGGCGACTGCGAGCCTACCCCTGTTCATGCAGATGGTTGGCCGAGGCTCCAGGGTAACGCCAACCAAGACCCGGTTCACGGTGCTGGACTTCGGGAACAACGTGCAGACCCATGGATTTTGGGAAACGAACCGGGAATGGTCCTTGAAGAAGAAACGCAAACGGGAATCCGCTGGCGTTGGTGGGGTGAAGAACTGCAAGAATTGCGAGGCCATTATCCCGGTGGCTGCCATGGAGTGCAAGCATTGCAAGTTTGAATACGAGCGAAAGCCAAAGCCTCCAGGTGAAGTCGTAAGTTTGCAGATGCTGACCAAGGCCCAAGGCATGGAAATGGCAAAGCAAAGCACGATGTACCAAAAGGCTCAACTGGCGAAGGCCAAGGTCATCAGCCCGTTTTGGGTTCTGCACAATCAATGCAAGAGCAAAGCCGAAGCCTTGGAGTTCATCCGCTACATGGGATGGAGGCCAGGCTGGGCCTTCCACAATAAAGACCGTTTTCCAATCCTAAAGTAAGTTCATGCAAGAATTTAAACTCCAAGCCGAATGCTTCCAGTGGCACTGGAATAACTTTCCCGACCAGCGTGGCCGATTGTTCACGGTCAACAACAACGCACCGAACGCCTATGCCGGCAGCGTGATGAAGGCTATGGGCGTGGTCGCAGGGGTCAGCGACATGATATGGCTCTCGCCAACCGGTGCGGTAATGCTGGAGTTCAAAGCCGAGAAAGGCAAGCAGTCGCTCTCGCAGAAGTGGTGGCAGGGGGTGGTCCAAGAGGCAGGCTACCGATACGAGGTCATTCGAAGCGTGGAGGATTTTCAGCGAGTGGTTGCAAGTGTGGAATAATTGTGTAGATTTGAACTATACTCAATCGGGTATAATGAATGAGAAATCCGTCAATAAGCACCCTTATCGGGTATAATGAATGATTAATCCGTCAGCCCATAGCATGAAAACAATATACTTTCAACCAAAGGGAATAAACCCAAAATTTTGCGAAGCAGGTATCATTCACGAAAGCGACAATGAATCTATCTGCTACTTAGGTGAACCTTGCAAAATATCAATTAATGATGTAAAAATCATAGCAAACGAGAGCGTCACTTATGATGAAAAAAATGGGTTATATCTTGTTCGGGAAAGTACTCATTCGTGAACCAATCGTCAGCCTCTGCTCTTACCAAACCTCCCCCAGCGTCAGCCTATAAACTTACCAACCAAACCTTAAACCTATGAAACGATTTTTAGTGTTTGCCGGTGATGCCTATTATCCTGAAGGAGGGATGAATGATTTTCAGGAGGACTTTGACACCTTGGAAGAGGCCAAAAGTTTTGAATCAAAAATCAAAGAAAAGTTTAAATCTATATGGAAGGACAGCTGGAAGGATTTTAATTGGACCGAGATTTGGGATTCGGAAACGCGAACCCATGTGTAAAGACCATTTCGTTGACACCACCAAAATGCTAAACCCCAAACCCATGAAAACCACACCAATCGATTTTAGACGCTGGCAACTGCATATCCGCAAGGAGTGCGTCAACTGCAACCGACCCGACAAATCCGAAACCATCAAGGCTTGGTCCGTCAACTGGACCCTGCTCGGTCGTATCCTCCAAGCCAAAAACGCCTGACATGGAATGGATTAAATGCTTGGACAGGATGCCGACACCTTACGAGCCAGTCCTGATTTTTACCACCGACATGAATCAAGCCTACGCATGGCTTGGAGATGGACGCTGGTACTACGAGCATCAAACGTGGTTCCTAATCGAAGTAAGCCATTGGATGCCTCTACCTCCTAACCCGTTCTAACATGGACCTAATCACTCGCACCATACTCGGCTACACGGCAGAGGTCGTTGGGGTCAACCCCGACCAAATCATCAGCAACATCAAGACCCGTGAATTTGTGCTGGCTCGAAGCATCTTTGCCGACATCGCTTATTCGGAGTATATGTACAGTTATTCTCGCATCGGGCGAATCCTCAATAGGGACCACGCCACGGTCATGCACAACATAGAGGTCCTCAACAACCAAATGTGGCAACTACCATCAATCAAGCACCTTCGCAAGGAAGTTTTCAACAGGACCAAAGAATTTCTGCAACATCCACATGAATCTATGTAATCTTTGCGTGAGTGAACGCAGAGGCTACCATCCTTGACCTTTATCGCAGCGGAGAAATCCGCAAGGCTTGCCTCACCATCACGGGGGGCAATTCGCTTTGGAAGGACCTCGAACAAGAGGTCGTCCTCATCCTACTCGAAAAAGACCCCGACAAGATTACCAAGATGCAGGTCCAAGGCTACCTGCGGTTCTACATCGTTCGCCTGATCATGAACCTGTACCGGGGCAACAACAACCAGTTCGCCAAGAAGTACCGACACCATGACGAGCGGGTCGAAGTAGATCCCGAAACCCAAGAACTAAGCAAGGACTACGACTCCCTGCTCGACGACCTTTGGGCCATTGCCCAGCAAGAGATGGACTCTTGGGCCAAGGACGGAGCGTTCCCGTACGACAAAGAACTGCTGAACCTGCTCATGCAGACCGGGAACATGAAGGCCATGTCCCGGGAAACGGGCATCCCTTATAGGTCCATCATCTACTCCATAGAACAAGCCAAGGCCAAAATCAAAACCGCAATCGAAGCCAATGGATATACTGGTCTATCCCATCCTGATTAGTGCTTTAGCGACCCTTGCGGTCGTGGAGTTCCGGGTGCTGCCGGGATGGTTCTACGCTTTGCCCTTTGCGAAGCGGAAGCCGTTTAGTTGTATGACCTGCTTCGGGTTTTGGCTTGGGGTTGCCTTGACCCTGCCGACCTGCCAATGGTACTTGGCCCCGATACTTGGGCTTGCCTCATCTGCCACCGCAATAATTATTCGGGAATGGACCTTCAAATGACCAACGACCAGTTCATCGTGGCCCAAAAGCATCGCAAGTACTGGGACCAATATGTGGCATCGCTGACCATGCGACTGCCACCCGATGCGGTTGGGGAACTGCAAGCCATCCTGACCGCTCACGGACGACCGCCCACAAACTGGTGGTGCGCTGACTGCGTAAAATCGGCCCTCCAATACATTTACCTGCAAGCGGACTTGTTTGCCGAAGCCAATCAAAACACCATAACCCACCCCCTAAATGCCCCTGCCAATCCCGAACAATAACGAGTCAAGAGAAGGCTTCATTGGTCGTTGTATGTCCAACAACAACGTCAACACGGAGTTCCCCGATACGGCTCAACGATTGGCCGTTTGCGGCTCAACTTGGGAGAATCACAAGCGGCAGCAGTTCGAGTCATACTCCGACTACGGCCAAGAGATTCGGGCAAATGCCAAGAGGGGGATTGAACTGAACGAGCGGAACGGCAACAAGTGTGCCACCCAGACGGGCAAAGTTCGTGCAGCCACTTTGTCCAAGGGAGAACCCATCTCGGTGGAAACCATCAAGCGGATGCACTCCTACCTGTCAAGGGCTGAAACCTACTACGACAACGCAGACGACACCTCCGACTGCGGTTACATCTCATATCTCCTTTGGGGTGGCAAGTCGGCTTTATCATGGTCAAGAAATAAACTCCGAGAACTTGGCGAACTCGAAGGCGAAGGATGACGAGGCCCAAGTGCAGGCTCGGATGGACTCGCTGATGATGGTCATAACGACCCTCTGCGACTGCATCGGAGCGGTGGACGATTCCAATGCCCCGAACCAGTACGAAGTGAAAATGAAAATCGTAAACAAGATTAGCGACCTAATCGACAAAATCGAATACTAATGGCAGGCCGACCCCCAATTTGGAATACCCCCGAAGAACTATGGGCTGCGTTTGAGCAGTATCGAGCCGAGAACAAGGCCAACCCATATCGTGTGCAGGACTATGTCGGTAAGGATGGGGTCATGGTTTACCGGGACAAGGAGCGTCCGATTACCTTTCGGGGCTTTGAAGGATGGCTTGCAGAGAACGGGGTTTGCTATGACCTTTCGGATTACAGGAAGGGGACTACGGACCTGCACAAGACATTCTCCCCAATCATTACACGCATAAGGCTGACCTGCGACAAGGATATGCTGGAGGGTTCAAGTGCTGGCGTTTACTCGGCCAACATCGCCTCTCGCCTCCTTGGCTTGGTTGACAAGCAAGAGAACACGGTCCACATCGAGCAACCCCTGTTTCCCGACAATGGCTGATTCTGTCGTTGAGGGAGTCATTGACCAATTCAGGACAAGAGCCGAGCAGGGCAAAGCCAAGTACGGGACGACCATGGACCGCAACGACCTGACCCCGATGGAGTGGATTCAGCACTTACAGGAGGAACTGATGGATGCGGTGGTTTACCTGCAAAAGATAAAGACCCTTGAAAGAGCAGGAGAAGTTCATCCGAACCACGGCCGTAAATAAGGTCCGTGAGTTAAAGCGGTTCGTCAAAGGGGTACAAGGCGGTTCCAGTGCATCCAAGACGTATTCCATCCTTGCCGTTGAGATTGACTATTGCACCAAGAATCCGTACACGGAAACGAGCGTTGTAGCCGAATCTATCCCACACCTCAAGCGTGGGGCCATGAGGGACTTCATGAAGATTATGACCGTTACAGGGCGGTTCAACGCTGCCCGATGGAACGCCACCGACTTTCGGTACAAGTTCGCCAACGGCTCATACATCGAGTTCTTTTCGGCTGACGACGACTCCAAGTTAAGGGGTGCAAGAAGGGACAGGCTTTACATGAACGAGGCCAACAACCTTTCCTTCCACGCTTACACGGAATTGGCAGCACGGACCAAGCAGTCGGTCATCCTTGACTGGAACCCGGTCAACGAGTTTTGGTTTCACTCCGAACTGATGCAAGACGAGGACGTTGACTTCCTCATTCTAACCTACAAGGACAACGAAGCCTGCCCCAAGAGTGCGAGGGACTTCATTGAGAAAGCGAGGGTCAAGGCTGAAACTTCGGAGTATTGGGCGAACTGGTACAAGGTCTATGGACTCGGTCAGGTCGGGACGCTACAGGGTGCGATATACGAGGACTTTGAGGTCGTGGAGGGTATCGATGTCAGCCGAGCGAAATTCGTCGCCCTTGGGCTTGACTGGGGCTTTAGCAACGACCCTACGGCCTTGGTCGCTATCTACCGCCAAGGGGACTGCCTGCTCATTCAGGAACTGCTTTACGCAACAGGCCTAACAAACCAAGACATCGCAGACAAACTGCGGTCGCTGGGCATCACAAGGGCTTGGGAGATAGTTGCCGATTCAGCAGAACCCAAGAGCATCGAAGAAATCTACCGACTTGGATTCAACATCAAGCCAGCGGAGAAAGGCCCGGACTCGGTCAGGAACGGCATTGACATCCTCAAGAGGTTCAAGTTGCAGGTAACCAAGGACTCGACCAACCTCATCAAGGAACTGCGGTCCTACACTTGGGCAACCGACAAGGAAGGCAAGAACACGGGGGTTCCGATTGACTCATTCAACCACGCCTGCGATGCGATGCGGTATGTGGCACTCAACAAGTTAAGAGTAAGCAACTCAGGGAAGTACGTTGTTGTGTAACTTTGAGGCATGAAGCAAACAGCACTTGAGTGGTTAGAGCAGAATATGCCAAATATCAGTAAACATATTCCATTAGGAATAGCATTGGAATTTATGGCTAAACTTAATCACGCCAAAAAAATTGAAAAAGAGCAATTAAAAGATGCTTACGGTGATGGGATAAACGCCCACAGAACAGATTTTTGTAATAGAGATGAGTATTTTGATAAAGCATATCGTGCCGTTTAACTTTGGGGTACTAAACCCCTAAACAATATGAAAGATTTTGTCGTGCGCCTATTAGACGAAAGAAGCGAACTTTACGCAAAAATGGCTAAACTTTATGATTTTATTGAAAGCGATGAGGCTAAATCGATTGATAAAGTTATGCTTGGACTGCTTAGAGTTCAATATCAAGCAATGAAAACTTATCACACCGTTTTAGACGAAAGAATAGACTTGCTGCTTAAATGAACGCCGAACGCATCCTTGACCTGATCATCGAAATCGGCAAGAGTATTGCAGCCGTTTTCTTCATCCTCACCCTTCTAACCCTGCTGCTTCAATGAACAAACATTACAAATTTGAACTGCATTGCGAGGCTGGCGTTTACTACGCTAACTCGCTGCTTGGCTTAATCCTTCAAGTCATTAGGCATCGCTTTTGGCATTTGAGGCATGATGGTGTTTGGATGGATTAGTATGAAAGTCATCCACTACTACCACGTTTACTGCGGAGGGAATTGGCAGTTAATTCTCAACCAACACATGATGGCGGTCTGCAACTACGGCCTCATCAATGTCTTGGATGAGATAAGGGTCGGCATCGTCGGTCCACCCGAACAACGCAAAGCGGTCAAGGAGGTGCTGGAGAACTCGATGGTGGCCGATAAAGTCAAGGTCGTGGTTACCCGGACCAACGCTTGGGAGCAGGCAACCCTTACCGAAATGTACCGGGCCTCGCAGGAAGAAGAAGCCGTGTACCTGTACGCCCACACGAAGGGGGCAAGCGACCCGTCCCTCATCAACCAACTTTGGAATCGCAGCATGACCTTCTTCAACGTCGTGGCTTGGGAACGCTGCCTGCAACTGCTGGAAGGCGTGGATGCGGTGGGATGTCATTGGATTACCAAAGAGCAGTTCCCTCACATGGCGGACCACAACAACCCCGAAGGCTACCCCTACTTTGGTGGAACCTATTGGTGGGCCAAGTCGAGCCACATCAAGGAACTGGGTGAGCCTGTACGAGAACACCGCTGGCAAGCCGAACATTGGATTGGTAAGAAGCCCGACACCAAGGTTCACGATACCAACCATGGATGGCCGGGTCCCGAAAGATTTGTAATCACATTTTAACCATGAAAGACAAAGAACTGATTGCCATCCTCGACGAGTTAGACCTCAATGGTGCCGACTATGACGGAGGAACCGACAAAGCCAACGGCCACAACTACACAAGCACCTATGCTAAGTACTTGGCTGAAATGCGAGCCGACTCCATCAACTTCGTGGAGATAGGCGTGTGGCACGGAGGGTCCATGGCTATGTGGTGCAAGTATCTGCCCAAGGCCAAGTTCTTGTTCTACGACATTGCCAACCAAGTCAAGCCAAAGGCTGACAAGCACATTGACTGGACTCGTTCAAGGCTTCACATCGCATCGGCCT